ATGAGCAGACGCGCAAGTGCTGGTGGCAGAACAAGACCGGGACAGGCAAGAAGGCGAACACCAAGAAAGCCGATGCCAAGCCCTTCAACGGGGCGGCCGATCATGAGGTGCATCTAACGCAGACGGTGATGAATCGTCGCAATGCAGCGCGTATCGCGGCGCTGATGAGCGGCAGCCTCACGGTGAACCCGATGGAGAGCACCGATGCCAAACGTGCCGGACTGATGCGCCAAGTGCTGCGCTACTACCTCAATGGGCCGATGCGCACGGAGTTTGTCACGCAAGGCCTGCGCGCCGGGAGTTATGCAGATCGCTTCCGGGCGAGTCTGCTGTATGTCGGCTGGAAGGAAGAGCGTGGCGTGGAAGCCATCACCCTGACCGTGCCAATGGTGGCGGAGTGGCTGAAGATCCAGACGGCAGCCGAGGCGCAGGACATGACCCTGATCGAGGGCATCAACTTCGAGGCCATGGTGCTGGATGAATCTGATGAGTCGCGACTCATTGACCTCTGCCTGCGGAATCTTCCGGGCGCGGCGCAACGTCGCAAGATCGGGCGGGCTTCAGTGAAACGGGCGCTGACGGCGCTGCGGCGTGGGGCGGAACAGGCGACGGTTCATGCGTCGTATATCAAGCGCAGCTCTCCCTGCTGGGAGGCTTTGCAGCCGTTTGTGGATGTGTTTTTCCCTTATGAAACGATGATGGAGGACAACCTGGATTCATGCCGCTGGGTGGCTCGCGTGCGCTGGCGCTCGGCGCAGTGGATTCGTGAGCAGGCGGCGCTCTTTGACTGGGATAAAGCCTGGGTCAAAGAGGTGCTGGAGAAGCACAAAGGCCGCAGCAATTTGTTCAGCAATTCGATGGTGGACTACCCGTGGGCGCTGAGCGGTGCCGGGGTGAATTGGAGCGCTCGCACCAATGGCGAGGCGCAGAACCATCTTTATCAGATCATCGAACTGTGGGATCGGGCTGTGACGGTGGACGGGCTTACGGGCACTTATGCCACTGTGATGCACGCCGATGTGAAGGACAAGGTGGCGAAGCGTGAACTGCGCATGGACTGGGATGGCTGTTATCCGTTCGTGCCGTTTACCTTTAGCCAAGACGAGCGCCTGATGCTGGACGGCTTCAGCGTCCCGGAGATCACCATGACCAAGGAGCAGGCGGTGAAAGCTCAGTGGGACAGTCGCACCGATGCGGCCAGTCTGACGACTTTCCCGACCTGGACGGGCGACCCCGAACTGGAAGGGCTGCGGCCTGCGCCGGGCGTGTTCCTGCCCTCCATTCGCGGCAAGGTGCCGCAGGCTTTGCAGATCCCGCCGCCAGATGGGCGGAGCATCGAGATCGAGCGGACACTGCGCGAAAGCGTGAACGAGTTTTTCGGCTTTGCCAGCAAGAACGTGGCAGACAGTGTGGCCATGATGATGGGGCAAGCGGAGCTGGATTGGTTCATGCTTTCGGTCAGTCAGTGCATCGCCCGCACGGCGAAGCTGATTCAGCAATACATGCCGCCGCTGCAAGGGGCGCGCATCACCGGCACCAATGAAGTGGTGACGGCCACGGCGGACGATGTGCGCGGAGGTTTCGACTTCCAGGCCAAGTTCAATGTGAAGAGCCTCGATGTGGAATGGACGAGCAAGCATCTCGGGTTCATCAAGGACATGATCGTGCCGCTGGACAATCGCGGGCAGATCAACACGCTGCCGATTCTCGAAGCGGGCTTCAACATGCTGGACCCCGGACTGGCGGCGCAGTGCCTGCCCAAGGATGCTGACACCGCCCAGCGTCAAACGCTGGACATGGCCCGTGCTCACCTTTCGGAAATCTTCAGCGGTGGTGCGCCGGATGTCACCGAGGGCATGGACTTCGGCGGACTGGCGCAGGCGGTGAGCGATGAAGTCATGCGCAGTCCGCTGCGGCAGCAAACGGTGATCGGTGGGCAGCAGATCCATGTGGTGCTGACCAGCTACCTCGCGGGACTGGTGAACAACCAGAAGCAGCACGGCGGTGAGAATGCCCGCATCGGCCGCACGCTGACGGACGATCCGCTGGCCCAACCCAGTGCGGCGGAGGAACTGCTGCAAATGCTGCAATCGCTGCCGGATGGTGTGAGCCTGGCGCAGATGATGCAAGCACCTGCCATGCAAGCCTAAAACCAAGCGGGCAGGAGTGCCCGCGCTTCTCTCTTTTATGTCTGAAACATCTTCGGTTATTTTATGCGCGCCGCTTTATGGGCAGAAACTGCACCTGACAGCAGAGGAGCGGGCGAAGGCTCGTGATCTGGTGTTTAAGAATCGCCATGATCCGGCGGTGAAGGCGCTGTTCAATTTGATCGAGCGCAAGGCGTTCGACATGCAGCGGGCAGGTATTGAAGCGGGGGCCACGGCGCATGATCAGGGGCAGGCCTGCGGGGCGCTGTATGTTTATCAGATCGCCCGTGCGTGGCTGGAATCGGCACCGGCCCAGCCTGAGCAAGATGAAGGGGGCGACTAGCGCCAGCGTCAAACTTCATCCCACATCGTCCCGCTTCATTCCCAAGCCTTGTTAGTTAGGGGAAGAGGCGAGTAATATCGGCCTCATGTCCGAACTTGCTACGCCTGTTGCTGCCGCCGCCGAAGCTGATGCTCCGGTGCAGATTCTGACGCCGCAGGACGCCACTGCTGAGCGCATCGCTCGTGGGCTGAGCCCGGAGCAGGCGAAAGCCTACCGGGAAAACCGCAAGGCGAAGAAGGCCGCCAAGGCCGCTGCGGCACCGACTGAAACGAAAGCGGTGGTGGCTGACGTTAAGACAGAGACAGAGCGGGCAGGAGTGCCCGCGCTCCCTTCTGAAAAAACGGAAAGCATTACTTTTGACACGCCGGACGAAACACCGGCAGCGACCACGGAGGAACCTGTGGCGGAACTCAGTGACGACGAACTGGCGAAGCTGGATGAGAAGGCGCGCAAGCGGATCACAGAAGCCAGCAAGGAAGCCGCCAAGGTGCGCAAGCGTGCCCAGGAAGCTGAAGCCAAGATCAAGGAGCACGAGGCCAAAGTCACCGAACTGGAAACCAAGCTGGCCGAGATCGAGAAGCAGGAAAGCGAGTCTGCCGTGCGTGCCGCCGGACTGGCGGGCAATGCCTTTGTGCATTTTAAAGACGCTCATGCGGTGGCCTCCTGGGGTGAGAACGCGAAGGAAGCGCTCGCCCTGCTGGCCTACCACGAGCGCGAAGTCAAAGCGGGCCGCCGCAGCTCCGAGGAGCCGGTGACCCACACTCTGCCAAATGGGCAGGAGATCGAACTGCGCGGCACCGATCAGGCCACTTACCAGCAGCGCGTCAGCGATGCGCAGGAGTGGTTTAATCACGATTCCAAAGTGAGCAAGGTGCGTGAGTCTGCCAGCAAACTGGCGGAGAAACACCTGGCCACCAAGGGCTACAAAGAAGCCCGCGAAACCTATCTCAAAGACGCCAGCCTGCCCACGCGGCTGGAGGAACTGGTGGCCAAGGCCGCCCTCTACGATGTGCTGCAAAGCCGTCGTGCCGTCATTACTTTCCCGGATACAGCAGGCGCTGCGAGCAAAGCGTCCTCCTCGGTGCAGGAGTCCAAAGGCACCGAACGCAAAGACCCGCCGAGCGAGTCACGCGCCAGCACTCCACGCCTGGCAGCGGTGAACGACTCCGGCTCTGACCTCGCGGCCCGCAAGAGCTTTCTCATGGAGAAGGCGAAGACGGCGAAGACCGAAGACGAGCGCCAGAAATACCTCAAGGAAGCCATCAAACTCGGACCCATGCCACGCATGGTCCGTGCCTGATGACCTCCGCGCCAGCGTGGAAACCGAATCTCCAATTTCTAAAACATCATGGCTCAAGCCCTCTCTTCTACCGTCCCAGCTATCCACGAGGATCTGGCTGACGAAATCGCCCTTCTCGACAACGAGAACACTCTGTTCAGCTCCACCGTCCAAAGCGGCGGCGCGGCTGAAAACTCCGTCTATTCCAAGGTCGCTGACAAACACCTGACCGGCCGCCTTGGCGGTGTCGAAGAAGGTGACTCTGTGACCCGCGCCAGCGTGGCCAATCACTTCACCAATCGCGCCAAGATCTACGGCTGCGTGCAGCAAAAGCGCGAAACCTACGGCGTGAGCAAGCGCGTTGAAAAGGTGGAAAACACCGCAGGCGTCGCCAACGAAGTCGGTGAATCCCGCTTCCGCGCTCTTGAGCGCTACAAGCAGGGTCTTGAACTCACCTACCTTTCGGCCCAGGTGGCCAAGGACACCGCCACCGCCTACGATGACGAAGGTCGTCTTGGCACGATGCACCTCACCATGGGTGCCTCCGCGTATGTGGAGAACGCCGCTCAGGGCACCAGCTCCACCTTCCAGGTGGACAGCAACTATCGCCCGGCGTCCTCGCAGATTATCAACGTGGCTTCTGCCTCGGCCTTCACCGAAACCAACATGCGCACGCTCCTGCTGGAGTGCCGCCAGGCCAAGCGCAAGAACGTCAAGCTCACCGCCTTCACCACCACGGAATTCGCCAATCACTTGGCCACGTTCTTTGATGCGGGCACGCTGAGCAACACCAGCACTCCCATTCGCCGCTTCAATCAGGACAGCAGCGACCACGAGATCAGCTCCATGCTCACCGGCTACAAGACCGCCTTTGGCAGTCTCATGGTCGTGCCAACGGAGCACCTGAACGCCGTGCGCAATGCTGGCTCCCTGGCCGGTGCCAGCACCACGAACACCAGCACCGCGCTGGACGTGACCAGCACCGCAGGCCTTCAGGCCGGCATGAAGATCGGTGGCACGGGCATCCCTGCGGGGGCCTACATCGCCAGTATCACGAACAGCACGCGCATCGTGCTCTCCGCTGCGGCCACCGCCACCGGCACGCCCACGCTCACGCTGGGTGACTTTGACCACATGCTGGCCCTGGAAATGGAATACTTCTACGAGCTGCTGAACGGCCTCGAAGAAGTGGACCTCTCCCCGGACGGCAGCGGCACGCAGGGTTATGTCGAAGGCTTCTTCAGCCTCTTCTGCTCCATGCCCGCCGTCCACGGCAAAGTCGAAACTGCCGTCGCCTAACCATCACCGCCGGGCAGGCGGAGGGAAAAGCCTTTGTTGTGTTGTTGATGACCACATTCGCGCATCCTTCCCCGGAGTCCTTCTGCCTGCCCTGGCGGCCTCTTTTGTGAACTGAAGCGGGCAAGAGTGCCCGCGCTCCTCTGAATGAATAAGCGGGCAAGAGTGCCCGCGCTCCTCTCACAGATATGTGGAATCCTGATAAAGCGCCTGTGCTCGGTTTTGAAAAGCTCGCTCGTCGTGTGGGGCTGGCCAAGGCCCGTGCCATCTTCGCGGCTTACCGCGAGAAGCTGCGGCTCGACAACGCCAAGGCGGCACTTCAGGAAAAGCGTGCGGCTGAACTGCGGCGCGCTCGCGGACCCATCGTGGTGCGCAACGATTTTGAATTCATGCCGGCCTATCACATGGCCCCGCTGACCTACAAACAGCTCCATCGCAGCACCTTGGGTGAGCGTGGCTGCAAAGGTGGCGAGGTCTTCGATGATGCCGAGATGATGCGCGACTTCCTTAAACGCAACCCGGATTGTGCGCCGGAGAAGGTCATCACCGGCAAGATTCAGGGAGGCTGGACTGCTTCTCTGGAGCAGGCGGCCAAGGAAGGCCGGATGCACCGGGCCATGCAATTCGCCAAGGTGAGTCTCACCTTGCAAAAGGCGGCAGAGGAGGGCCGCACCGCCCTCGTGGCCTGACGCTCATGGCCGTGCGCGAACACATCCCTTTCACCACGGCCTTTGAGGATGCGGTGAGATCCACCGGGCAACTCGTGGCGATGGGCAGCGATGCCACGATGAAGGCGGACATGCTGGCGCTGTTCAATCGCAGCTACAAGATCGGCTACGAACTGCCCTACCAGTCCAATGTGTTCTGGGAAGATGCCCGCACCTGGGCGGAGATCACGCCGAGCAATGGGCTCATTTCCTGGGATGTGCTGGGCGATGCGCGCAATCTGGAAATCTACACGCTCGATCCGCGTGAAACGCGACTGGCTGCCAGCGTGCAGTTCTACACCGACAAGACCGGCATCGCCGTGAGCGAGGATCTGGAAACGGTGTGGGTGAGCTGGACGCCACGCATCTACAAATTCAACACCACCGCCTGGCTGACCGCCACGGCCTACGTCGTGGGCGATGTGCGCACGGTGAACAACCTTGAATGCTACCGCTGCATTGTGTCGCACACGAGCGGGACCTTTGCCACCGATCTGGCCGCCAGCAAATGGGTGCTCATGCCCGTGCTGGAGGTGCTGCATGAGTTTGTCATCCGTCACCTGCATGGCACCTACCTGCTGGAAAGTGGCAGCACCCAAACGGGCATGACCCTGCAAAACGCCGCTCTGGCGGAACTCCTCGAACTCCACCGCGCTGAACTGCGCCGCAACCGCGAATCCCCCAAACCCTAATTACCTTTATGGAAGCCGTTCGATCTGTCCCTCTTCAATCAGGCACCACGCCTGACAACTACACCATTGCCACCAGCAATGCCACCGTGTTCACCCTGGCCGCTGGTGAGGTGGGTGTGATCCAGAATCTGGATGATGCCGCGCTGGCGGTGAAGCTGGGAGCCAGTGCCAGCACCACAAGCCTCAACATGATCCTGCCTGCGGGCACCGCGGCGGATGATGGCACCTCGCCGCCGATCTACATCACCGATTATGTCGGCCCCGTGAGTGTGGCGGCCATGTCCGGCAGCCCTCGCTTCATCGCCTGGAAACGCGCCCTGAGCTAACCCTTCCCCCATGACTGCGCTCTACCGCCTTTACTCCGCCTACCCGCTGCTGCTGCGGTGGAAGAGGCGTGGGGGCATTCCCGCAGACGCCTACCGCACGCCCGACGGCACCGATTACTACCGCACGCCCGACGGCAGCGACTACTACGCCACCCCTTAACCTGACCTGCTATGCCTATTGTATCCGCTGCCATTGACACCTTTCTGCAAGGTGGCGCTCTTGTTCTTGACGAAAACGGAGCCGCCTCGACTCCACCACTAAGGCTAAGCGGCACACTATTCACGGGCGGCAGTGGAACGACTACAAAACCCTCTTTGCTCGTTGAGCCTGCGGGGACGTCTTCGACGGGCTGGGACACTGGCGGAACATTACTCGGGCTTAATGCGCCAAGCGGTTTTAGCGGTAAAGTTTTTGACGTTAAAAACAACAACGTCACTGGCTTTTTTGTGGATTCTGCTGGGGCCGTTATTGCTAACCAAGGTCTTTTTTATGCCCGAGTCAATAATGGTCCTGATTTGGCAAACATCAGCACTTCCAATAGTGCGATTTGTTTAGCTTCGACATGGAAAATTGGTTTTGCTGTGTCTGGGTATGGCATGACTCCGCGCACATTCTTGTCGGAAAATGGGGCGTCCGTCATGGCTTTATCAGGGGCTTCTGCCGGTGCGACTTTTGAAATGACTGAAATGACTGCACCTTCCGCGCCAGCGGCTAACAAAGCGCGCATCTACGCTGAAGACAACGGCAGCGGCAAGACCCGCCTGATGGTGCTTTTCCCGACTGGAGCCGCGCAACAAATCGCCATTGAACCTTAATTCACCATGAACATCACCGCCACGCTTACCCTTAACCAAGAGCAGATCGACGCACTTCAAGAGCGCGTTGACCTTTACAACGCTGGATCAGGCCAAGCGCCACTGACGCCGACGCAGTTTCTCGAACAGGTGCAGCTTGTGCCGTTCATCGAGGGGCTTGCCACGCAGCGTTACAATGCATCACTCAACCGACTTGGCTCGGCTTTCAAAGTGCTGCCGTATGATGCCCGTCTTGCCACCATTGCCGAACTGGAGGCTAAGCTGCCATGACGCCCGACGCCCTTAAAACCGCCATCGAGGAAGCTCTTAAAGCGCAATACGCCGCAGGCTCTGCCATCACGCGATTAAGCATAATCTTTGATGCGGTGCATCCTTCCAAGCCGGAAACTCCGCCAAGCCAACCCGAACAAACTGACGTTTCCGCCTAACGACACCTAGAATAGTGAGCCCATGAGCATCATCGACGAAGACTCTCAAAGTGTGATCCGGCTGGGCACGATTCACTCGTGGCTCTTCAAGATTTCCATGTGGGGAGCGCCGATCTTCTTTGTGTGGGCGGTGACGGCGATCATGCGGCATGACACGGACATCGCGGTGCTGAAGATGCAGATCACGATGATGCAATCCAGTGGCAAGGGCTCTGTGTCCCAGAGCGTCAATGTGGGGAAGGCGGAGGCCAAGCCGGAACTGGCGGGCAGTGCGCGGGATTATGTGACCACGGCAGACATCGCCAAGCAGGAGCAGGTGACGGAGCGGGCGGTGATTGACTGGATCGCCGCTGGGCGCATCACGCCGGAGCCGGTGAAGCAAGGCAAGAGCTGGGCCATCGCCAAAAATTTCCGCATTCTGCCGAATGATGCCGAATGCTGCGGAGAAACACGGAACAACGAAACTGAAACCCCATGAAACACCCATGAACTACATCGTCAAAAACTGGAAAACCTCACTGGCGGGCCTTGTGGCCATCGCGCTGGTGATCGCTGAAACCTGGCTGCCGGAATACCGGGGCGCTGTGACCAGTGCCATTGGTGTGCTGACAGGCATGGGCCTGCTGGCGGCGAAGGACGGCAACCAGAGCGGCGTCTGATGTCCATCCCGGCGGCAATCGCGGCGCTCTTTCAGGCGGCCACGGCGGCGCTGCGGGTGATCCCGTGGCTGGCGGCGTGGCTTTCCTCCCGAGACTTGGAACGAATCACTCAACGCATTCTAAAGCATGAAGCTCGCAATACTCCTTTGGACCGTCGCCTGGCTGACGAGCTGCGCGTCCACCTCCCGATCCGCCGCCGACTCAATGACGCTCTACTCGCCGCCCTTCCTGGAGATCCCGGCGGGGACCGTGATCGTCACGTCGCGCGGGCGATACCAGTCCCAGACTAACGAGGTCTGGCACAGCGATGCCGAATATCAACGCCGCGTGAGGGAGGCGCTGCGGCCATGATGGAAGCGCTGGCCATGATCGCGGGTGGGATCGCCGTGCTGCTGGCGCTGGTGGTGTTCAGCCTCTGCGCGCTGTTCTGCGTGGTGGATCGGGCGGCGGAATGGGAAGACGAAAAACTGCAAAACGACCGGAGAGATTTACCCACGAAAGGAAACCCTTATGACTATTTCTAAACAAGGCATCCAGCTTGTGAAGCACTTTGAAGGCTTGTTTCTCAAAGCCTACCTCTGCCCGGCCAATGTCTGGACCATCGGCTACGGTCACACCGGACTGAAGCATAACGACGGCACGGTGAAGCGTGGCCGCGTGATCACGGAGAAGCAGGCGGAAGAACTGCTGGAGCTGGACCTGAACACCAAGTATGGCCCGGCGGTGGAGCGGCTGGTGAAGGTGCCGCTGAAGCAGCACGAGTTTGACGCGCTGGTGTCCTTCCATTTCAACACGGGCGCTCTGGGCCGCAGCACCCTGCTGAAGAAACTCAACCAGATGGACAAAGACGGCGCGGCCATGGAGTTCCTGAAGTGGACTCGCGGCGGCGGCCGGGTGCTGCCTGGACTGGTGCGGCGGCGGAAGTCGGAGCAATACCTTTTCAACACGGGAGGGCTGGCCTTCGAGTTCAAATGACTACCTCCTCTGAAATCCTGCTCAGGAAACTGGGCTTTGAAGACTGCGGGCAGCACCCGCATAAGATCGGTGTGCACCGCTGGCTGAAGCAGCGCGCCCTGCCACACGTCTTGATTGAAGTGCCTGTGGCGGACAATGCGGAGGAGGATTGGGTGGTCGATGCCATCTTTCGTGCCGGCATGAAGTATCAGCAGGAACACACGGCGGGGAAGTGGTCCGACTTCCTCAACTATGTGAAGATGCCGCCGAAGGATGAGATGCCTGAAATCAAGGCCAACCAAGAACCTGACTGATTATGTCCAACTGGCTACTCAACCGCGATGACCCGAACCGTGCGCTGCGGTTTCTTGATCCACTCAAGAACCTGCTGCTGCGCGGGAAGAAGGTGACCGATGACAAGGCGCGCTCAATGACGCGGGGGCAGGCCTACACGCCTGCCTCGCAATTCCCAAATCATGTGCTGTTTGGTTTTGAGGCTGCGGAAGAAGGGTTTCAGTTCCCGCTCTACTTCGTGCCGGGCACGCAGTTAGAGAGCCAGACCATCGACATGGAGACGGGCGCGGTGGTGACCAGCTCGCAGGAGATTGTGACGGCTGGCACGGCCGCCACGGCGGTGGACAACAGCGGCATGTATTCCCAGGTGCGCGGGCTTGATCCGTGGTGGTCGGTAAAGACGATTGAGCAACTGACCGGGCTGGCGGGATCGGCGGTGAATGGCAAGAGTGAACGAGTCATTGAGCGGCATGTGCAGCACTATTGGCCGCCGGTGCTCTCCGGCCTTTACCTGCGGCTAATTTACTCGGACCCGTCTGATATTTACAGCGCGGTGGTGGGCTACATCCTCCAAGAGGTGTGGGCATCCCATGCCTACAATGGTTCATGCAAGGCGCGCATCACGGAGCGCTGGACGAAGGTGCAGCCTTCCTTTGATGGTGACGCCAACTGGCCTGCCTCCGGCACGGAGCCTTACCTGCCGGTGCCGACGACCCTTCTCCCAAGGCCGATCAACTTCCGGGGTGTGAACTTCAGCGTGAGCGTGGAGTCGTGTCTGCATCCGGCCTTTATCTTCACCGATGACGGCTACACCTGGCGCGAGTCTGCGACCATCCAGACAAACTGGCCGGGGACCAAGATCGCCGACTGTGACAATCGCCCGTATCTGGGCGGCTGGATGACCACGATCGTGGAGGTGGATGCGCCTTTGCCCCATGGCTACACGGTGAGTCCCGGCGCGGCGCCGAGTCTGGTGCTGAGCTGGGCACCGCTGACGAGCACGAGCGTGCGGCTGAGTTTTGTGGCTGGCAACAGCACGACCCTGGATGTGAGCACGAGCCCGGACTTCCGCAGCGGGATGCTGCTCACGGCGGCAGCGGTGGGGAATTCGGCCACGACCTATGATGTCACCGGCATGACGCGGGGCACATCTTATTATGCCCGGCTGACGCGATCCGGCGCGACCTCGAATGTGGTGCAGATGATGGCGACTCCGGCGGCGGAGTTGGAAGTGCTGAATGGATCGACTCCCATCGCCACGGCGGGCACGCTGGCCTACACGGCGACGGTGAGCGGGGCGACCCGGGCGGTGACCCTGACGCTGGAAAATGTGGGCGTGCTGCACATGCGCAATGTAGCGGCGGCTTTGACAGGCACAGATGCCAATCAGTGGACTCTGGGCACGGTGCCAAGCTCGGTGCTGCGCGGGGCCACGGCGAGCCTGATCGTGACCTTTGCGCCGACGTCTTCAGGGGCCAAGGTGGGCGTGCTGACGATCACAAGCGAAGACGGCACGCCGTATGTGATCAACCTCACGGGCACGGGAACGGCCCCGGAGATCAATCTCAAATACAGCGGCACCTCGTATGCCAGCGGCGAGAATGTGGACATCGCCGGGGTGGTGGCTGGCACGGCCACGGATGTGACTCTGACGATCGAGAACACGGGCACGGGGAATCTGAACCTGGGCACGGCGGCGGTGAGTGGCACCTTCTGGAGTGTGATCACACCTCCGGCGGCCATCGTGGCGGGTGGTGGATCGACGACGATGGTGGTGCGCTGCAATCCGACGGTGGGCGGTGCGAGTGTGGGCGTGGTGACGGTGCCGAGCGATGACCTGGACGAACCGAGCTACACGCTGAACCTCGTGGCTGAAGTGACAGCAACGCCTTTGCTGCGGATGCTGACGCCCTGGGGCGGTGTGGTGGCGAGCGGCGGCACGCTGGATCTGGGCCGACTGGCGAATGGCACAAGAGCCGTGAACGTGACGCTGCGGAATGATGGCTATGCCGATCTGACGGGCATGGTGGTCGGCGGCAGTGGCACGGGCTACTCGCTGGGATCCATCAGCGGCGGGGCGGTATCGCTGGCCCCAGGTGCGACGGCGACGGTGACGGTGACGCTCACGACCTCCGCCGATGGCACCTACACGGGCACGCTCACCATCACGAGCGATGATCCGATCAACCCGACTTACACGCTCAACCTGACTGCCATTGACGCAGCGGCGGCGACCTCGATGACGCAACTGGAGCAGCCCACCGGCACAATCTTGACGACGGGCGTGAGCAGCATTGACTACGGCAATGTGCTGGTGACAGGTGGCACGAGTGCGAAGACCTGGACGTATCGCAATCTCGGGGCGACGACGAGCGGCACGCTGGCCGGCACGGTGAGCGGCACGCACTCCGCCGACTTTGTGCAGACCGGACTGGCCGCCACGGTGGCGAGCACGGCGGCGAGCATCGGCAGCGATGACTTCACGGTGACGTTTGACCCGACGGGCTTTGGTCCGCGCACGGCGACGATCACGGTGACGGATACCTCCGATAATCCCAGCGTGGACTTTGCGGTGTCGCTCACGGGTGTGGGCATCCCCAGCAATGCGGTGCTTACGGGACAATCGGCCACGGTGATCATCGGCCAGCTTGATGCCGACGATCAAGACAGTGTGGCCAGCAGCATCGTGACTCCCGGCCCGGTGACATCGGCGGTGAGCAGCACGGGCAGGCTGGCCGTGGCGGATCTGACGGCAGGGCGGGTGTATATCTGGAACACGGTGCCGGTGGCAAGTGGCACACCGGCAGACATTGTGCTGACCGGGCAGACAAGCGGACTCGTGGATGGCTTCACCCCGAGCGGTGTGGCCTGGCATGGGGCCAACCTCTGGGTGAGTGACAGCGCGAACCATCGCATCCTTCGGTGGACGAACCCGACCACGGCAGCGCAGAACGCGAGCTTGGTGCTAGGACAGGCCAACTTCAGCGCCAACACGGCGAACCGTGGCGGGGCAGTGGCAGCCAACACGCTGAACAATCCGCAACGAATCACGATCAGCGGGACCAAACTCATCGCGGCAGACACGGGCAACAATCGGGTGCTGATCTGGAACACCATCCCGACAGCCAACGGGCAGGCGGCGAATGTGGCGGTCGGGCAGGCGAACCTGACGACGAGCAGCAGCGGCACGACGAGCACGACGCTGAACGCTCCTCGCGGTGTGGCAGTAGGCGGTGGCAAGCTGATCGTGGCGGACACGGGCAATCATCGCGTGCTGCAGTATGCGCTCATTCCGACGACCAGCGGCGCGGCGGCGAGCTTTGCCCAAGGGCAGGCCAATCTCACGAGCGGCAGCGCCAATCGCGGCGGATCGGCCGCGGCGAACACGCTGAGCTCACCGAGCAGCGTGGCGGTGCATGGCACATCCGGCGCGCTGGTGATTGCAGACACGGGGAACAATCGCGTCATTGTGTATTACGACACGCCGACGAACACGGGCCTGAGTGCTCATGCCGTGCTCGGGCAGGCAAACTTTACCGCCACCACGGGCGCGACCTCCGGGGCCGCTGTGATGAGCGGGCCGACGGGCGTGGCTTTCACCGGGCATCATGTGCTGGTGAGCGGCGATGCGATGAAACGAACCATGTATTTCCCTGCGACCTGATGGATTACGCTGAACCAGATTTGATCACGGCTCAACTTTCCGGCGAACTCGGTGACGAGGTGCAGGCACGGATGCTGACGCAGGCGGTGGAGCAGCATGTGGATCTGGTGCTGGGACGCATCAAATTCCTCGGTGCTGCCGATGTGGCGGTGAACATGGACGGCGCGACTCAACCCATTATTTATCAACCATGACGTCTGACGAATTGCTCGATGGCAACGCAGGGCCGAAAGCCCAGGCGGATGAGGTGCTGCGCCTGATCGACGAGGATTTAAAAGTGGCCATCGCCGAGATCGGGCTGGTGGCTGGCAATGACATCACGGAAACGTATGCGGGCTATCCCATTATCATGATCGGGAGGAAGACGTCATGACGGGTGAACAAGCCAGGCAGGTGCTCGCGGCAGGAAGGGCACGCATCGAAGCGTGGAAGCAGAAACTGCTGCCCATCGCAGGCGCAGGCACGCAGGTGGAAGGCACTCGCGTGAGTCTGGACCCACGCGGCACGGCTGAGCCTGAGCCTGTGAGGACGCTGATGCTGCATGTTTGGGCGGTGATCACCATGAACCAAACGATGACGGATGTGGTGACGCTGCCGCCGACGTATGACGAGAATGCAACCTATGAGTATCCGCCTTTTCTCGTGGCGGCGATCTCCTACACGCAGGCCACGGGCGGCTACGAGTGGCCGCAGGTGCCGCAGATCCTGCCTGCCGCCGGGGTGGCGGCCAATGAGGCCGGGGAACTGCTGCAAGGCGGCCTGTGGCAGGGCCTCTTTGTGGAGGGCACGGCCCCGAGTTATGACATCGAGGTGGACCTGGACAAGACGGCGGTGGTGACGCTGTATCTGCGCGGCCGCTACATCGACGCGACCTATCAGCAAGACTACAACGACCCGGCGAAGTTTGACACGGATCTGAATGTGGGCACGCGCACGCTGAGCCTGCGACTGGAGGGGAATCGCCCCGCACCTTTGCCAAACGAAGAAGATGAATTCGACAAGCAGGTGGGCTACACTGGCAACGTTTTCTCACTGCAACCGCTGCCACGCGGCGACTACCCGGACACTGGACTGACCTCTGTTTTCTCCCTCACGGCAATTTCAGGAAACTAACAAGCAACGCAACACGATTATGGCGAACCCTTACACTACCGGCGGACAGCTCACCAGCTCGTCTATTCAAGAGCCTGAACGCCTCTTTGAATTCACTCAAGGGCAGCGCACGATGCTGCCTGCCACGCCCGCCATCGCGCCGAGTGCGGCGGCTTTGGAGACGACACGCCCAGCTATGATGACCATGGCTCCTCTGGCTCCCTCCCTACGGCCGCCGGTATCGGCATCGCCGCTCGGGGGCATGGACCCGCGCCCGATGTCGGCACGCGCTGGCGGGCCGATGAGTTACAGCCAGCAGGGCGTGGGCACGACCAATCCGAACGCCTTTGCGGTGGGGCAAAACCGCGCCCCGCTGGGGATGCGGATGCTGAGCCGTGCGGCCCGGCGGAGAGATCCACGGGCGATCATGGCCCTGGCTGGCATGGAACAGCAGAACGCGATGCAGGGCCAGCAGCTCGGCATGATGCAGATGCGCGAGGCGGCAGATGCGGAGCGCTTCAATGCGCAGCAGCAGAATCAGATGACGATCTTCGAGCGCCAGCAGCAGGCCATGCAGGAGCGCGATGCGACGAACTTCCAGCAACAGCAGCAGATGTTCCAGATGCAAAGCCAGCAACGTGCCGGTGAAAGCGCGCTGGAGTTTCAACGCAGGCAGGAACTGGAAAGGGCGCAGCGTGAGGCGGAAAGCATCGTGGGCGATGCGACTGTCCCAATGCAAGGCGGATCAGTGCCCGCCGTGCGAACTAAAGGGGGCACCGTGCGAATGGCGGGCAGTTTCATGCCAGAAAAGCCGCCGATCACTCCAATGACCGCCGATGACATCGCCGCCGCTCGGGCGATGGGCGGCCGGGTGTCCGTGCCGCTGCCGGGTGGCGGGCAGGTGGATTTCTCCCCAGTGGAAGCACCGAAGCCGACGATGATCAAGGTCATGGACCCTATGAGTGGGCGTGT